TAAAGAAATAACAGGCTTTTCCCATCCCGGAAATGATACATCCGCTTTCGAATCTATTACAGTAGATGGATTAATACTTTTCATTTCCTTATAGGTTCGCATATATAGCCCTACACAACCTTTCTCTTGCGCCTTAATATGAATCAAGAGTAGGAAAGAAAATATAATTATTAGGGGCTTCTTCATCAAGCATACAATTACATTTCCATTATACTAACCACCCCGACGACTAAACTCATTGATAGAATATCTTCTTTGGGAATAGAAAAATCTGCATATTCCGGATTATATGATACGCAACGAATCTTATTCCCGTCTTCATATACTCTCTTTATGACAAATCCCTGCGTTGTATCCAAGACATGTACCTTTCCCCATTGAATAAAGCGAGATTGGTCAATATGCCGACAGGCGATTTCATCTCCTGATTCGAAACGAGGAGACATGCTATCACCTTTAATAAACATCGTGAAGTCATAAGCAGGTATCTGATGTATTAATGGCATCTGTTCACATTGTTCCAATGTAACCCCAATAGATTCACCTGAAAGAGAACCTGCTGCTGCTGTAAGTGGAACTCTAGGACGAGTATTTGCATTTGGGGTCAAATCAGGGTTCAATTCCTCACCCTCTATGGCATCATCTAAATTTACTAGCATATTTCCTTTACCTGTAAGAAGCCATTCTGCATTAAGTATAGGATATGCAATGAGCGTTTTTTCAATAACATCAGATGATATAGACGCTCCTTTTGACGATACATAACCATTTGCTAATCCGAGTTGAGCCTCGAATTTATTTCTTCCTATTTTCAGTGTCGAGAGAAATTCTTTTAATCTATCCTTTGTTGCCATAGTGAATATATTCGGTGGTATTGTTTATTACAGTATTTATAAGTGTGTTAATAATAGTTTAATCAGCGAATAAAATCGGTATTTATTTTGATTTACCGAAAATAATCACTGATATTTGCATTCGTAATTCAGTTCACAATAAAACAAACGGATACAAAAAAGGGCTGTTAGAGAAGCGTCCCTAATCCTATCTCTGTTTATTTCGTCGTTTGCAAAGATAGGCAGTCCTTTTCAATTATCCAATGATATGTGAATGTTTTACGACACACAAAACGGTTTCGTGGCTGTTACCGGAAAAACGATATTTGAAAAAGCTCTATTCGAGTAGTTATCTAACAGCCACATTAAGATAATGAAAGAATAGGGCTTTCTTCTTTTAGGAGGAAGAAAAGGATATGGAAGAAGTTAACAAACAAGTAGAAAAAGACCCAATCAGACCTATCATCAGAAATCTGAAAGTAGATGAATCCCACACTTATCCTGCATCAAGGATGTGTGTTGTAAAGTCAGTATGTTCCCAGGTATCGGTAATGGAGAACAAAGTCTTTAAGACTAAGCTAGAGAAACCGATGTTTCATGTAACACGAGTAAAGTAGGGAGAAAAAGCTATGACAGAAGAAAAATTAATGGAAGCGAACGCCCTGTCTCATAACATCAAAGAAATGGTGGAGTCCATTCATGAGCTAGAAGAAAATCGGGAACATATACTTGCTCCTGATAAAATGCGAATAACATTAGGTATAGATCGCAGGAACAGTGACAAACACGGCGTTGCAAGAATCTGTTTACCATGGCGTGATGTAGAAAAAATAAATGAAATGATCCTAGAAATCTGTTCTAACGAACTTAAGAGACTAGAAGAAGAATTTGACAATTTATAAACTAAGGAGAACCAACAATGAAAACATTTGAAGAACTAAAACAACTGCTCCTTGATAGAGCGAAAGAAGCCGGAGCATGTCATCAAGGTAGAGCTGATTCATCGGTTAGAGAGTTTTGTTTAGGGCAAACTCCGCTTAATCAAAGCGTAGAATATCGCATTAAAACAGCTGAACTCATGTACAAATACATAACTACAGGAAAAATACCCAATAAGGAGGAATAACTATGGATGCACTAATTAGATTTTATCTAAATTACATTCCCGCTTAAAATGTTTTTTGCAGGTTATTGACCGTTGATAAATGCAATTTTATAACACATTGAAATTCAGTCTTTTACAATGCAAAATAATAAAATAAATTTGTATGAAAAATAAAGAAAAAACAGAGAATACAGTTATAAGCAATAACTCATTCTCAGCAATTGAAAAGGTCGTTGAAGTTCAGCTTTTGAAATTTGCAACGGGTAAGGAATTATGGATTCATTCAGAAGAAGATGGAGAAATAACCTTGAATATGGATGAAGCTCAAAAATTACGTAATTATTTAAATAGTCTTGATTTAAAATAGAAACTATGGGACGCACTAAATTACAAGCAAAAGTAGAACCAGCTCCCAAACGCTGGTTAAATAAGCAGGAAGCAATGGCTTATCTAGGAGTAGGAGAGGACTACCTTTCAAAGCTAAGGAATGAGGCTAAAGTATCTTTCTCACAAGAAGGAAGAATGATATGGTATGAACTTGCAAGTCTTGATCGATTCGTACTTAGGAATAAAGTCATATAACGGTAAAGTAATGAAAGTTCTACCCCTAACATTTATATGGTGCATATCCTTCGTAACAATGGGATTCACCTGTCTAAAACTGGAAGCCTTATTTTGGATTTCCCTGTTTATCCTTTCTCTATGCTCCATATATATGAGTAAACATAGGAAAAGGCTTGAACGAGAAATCGATGAACTGTTCGGAGATAATTAACGATGAAAGGCAACTCTTTAGAATCCGAACTGGAAGAATGCGGGAAACGTGCTGAGGCTATATTAAATCGATTGACCTCTCCACAACTCTCTGCATCAGAATACGATCAGCTACTCGCTGAATACAACAGCGAATTACTGAGATACAATAAGATTGAAACTGAGCTACTACTCGTAGGCATTCCGCCAAGTAAGCGCACAATGCAACAAGAAAAGATACTACGGGAAAGAATGAGAAACTAAAATCATGAAACCAAAAAAAAGTTTAGTGGATGCTGCCGTTAAAGATGGTAGCATGGACAGATTGAATATGCTGTTATCTGCTGCTCATTTATTGAACTGCGAAGCAAACAGCTTAATAGAAGAGGCCGCCGATGTAATGAGAGCAAAAGGCTTGTTACTTGGAGACCTGAAGAAATTACATAATGACTTCCTTAAATGCGCAGACCGGTACTTCAAAGAGTTCTCTACCCTTGTAGTCAATGATCAATGCAAGATGGACATGTTTGAAGACCTGCAGAGTTTTGATACGGCATTCAGAACCTGGGCAAAGGTCCCTGTCGAGTGGGAGCCTAAAGTATTAACTGAGGATAAAGCCTCATAATTAAGTACACATGGATACAGTTTTTGAACAAGTAATAAAATCTCATCTGGACGAAAGATCACACACAGATGAGCTGTTTGCCACGAAATACTCCAATCCGAAGAAGAGTATAAAAGAATGCTGCGACTATATCGATAGCCAGGCTCGTAAAGCTGCCGGCAAAGAAAATAGAGTGAGAATCCCCGATTCTGTTGTCTTTGGATGGGCCATCCATTACTACGACGAAGAAAACATCAAAGTAAGCAGCCACCCCATCTGCCGAGCATCCTCTCCTGTACAGCAGCAAAAGAAGAAACCAGCCTCTCCCAAAGAACCTTCTTTGGTACCGGTACATGAATCATCTGCCTCTCCCAAAAAGGAACGCAGCAAACGTAACAAGGTAATTGAGAAAGAATCACCATTTGTCCAACTGTCATTATTCGAAGAATCATGAAGCCGAAAACAGAGTTACAAAAGCAGATAGTCAAACTCAGCGGAAAACTCCCCGCATTGACTGAAAAACAAAGAAGATGGGGAATTATGAATGCGATGGACCATGTAGGACTGCGCCTAAAAAAAGGTCTGATAACCTGCACCCACTGTGGGAAAATCTTCTATGACCTCATGAAGTTGGAAGATGGAGAAATGGATATCTGTCCGAATTGTGGCACCCATCTGAAGATTGAGACCACCACCCGTAAATCATGCCGGGATAATGAATACTTTAATATCATCACCACCTGTCATGGCTTTCAGGTCTTTAGGTATTTCTATATCAGAAAAGAGTTCCATTCCGGAAAGGAGGCATCGTATTGTATAAGAGAAGTTGTCCAGAACTGGATGTCTGCCGATGGGAAATTCAAAACAATGGCCCTGCTTGCAAACATGCACTCGTATTATCGCGATGCATGGTGTCTTGGCACCGACCTTGAAATAAGAGCGAACGACAAAGAGGCTTATCACATCGGCTGTGATGCTTGTTATCCTGTACGCCGTTATCTGTCGGCATGGAAAAAATACGGATTCAAAGGAAAGGTGCATAGTATATACGCTTTTGACTTCTTCCGTCTGATCAGCACGGACAGTACTGCTGAAACCCTCCTGAAAGCCGGACAGTATGAATTGCTTAGGATGTTTTGCGCAGGCAAGGGATATGAGATAAAAAGAACATGGCCTACAATCAAAATCTGTATGCGTAACAACTATGTGGTAAAGGATACCTCCATGTGGTTTGACTACCTTGATCTCCTGGGAGATGAAGGCAAGGATCTCCGTAACGCTCACTATGTTTGTCCTGATAATCTGAATTCCGCTCATGACTTTTATATGGAAAGGAAACGCAGAAAAGAAGAAAAGGAACGTCGTCAGCGTGATATGAAACAAATGGAGGCACTGAAAAAATACGAGAAGGAGTATGAGAAGCTCAAATCGAGATTCTTTGATCTAAATATTTCTGATGGTAACATCATCATAGTCCCTTTAAAAAGTCTCGATGAGTTTAGACAGGAAGGTCAAATCATGCATCACTGCGTATTCACGAACAACTATTTCAGAAAAAAAGACTCTTTAATCCTCTCTGCCCGCATCGGTGAAAAACATATTGAAACCATCGAGATAGATCTGAGTAAGTTTCAAGTGATCCAATCCCGTGGTGTCTGCAACAGCAATACGGACTATCATGACCGTATCATCAAACTTATTAATAAGAATATGAACTTGATCCGTAATAAACTGACGGCTTGAGCATAAAAACAATAGAGAAATGAATAATAAATGGAAAAACATATTCAGCGCATTTATAGCTTGTATGATTGCTTATTTGTGTGGAGTGTCAGAAACTGATTCGTGGTATATAATCAAGAATACCCCTTCGGAGGACGTGAATGTAATTGGCACTATGCTCTTCGTTTTTGTTGTCTCCTTTGTGGTTTGTGGATTTTTTATTTCAATGTTAGACTGTGATTAACTAATAATGAATTAGAAGATTATGATTAAATGGATTAAGAAAGTATTTGGTATTGCCGAATTGATAGATGAACGAAAGAAAACCAACGAATTGCTTAAAATGATATTGGATGAAAATAAAAGAGTGGCAAATGCGGTAGAAGCATATAATCGCAGATATCATATAAACTATTAATATATAGAGAGAATGGACATGAAAAGAATTTATAAAATACCAGAACACAGCCGGTACATAACAGTTGAGGCAACCGAAGAAGGAATAACAACAATATTTGAGCCGGATGACACGGGAGCCTTTATATGCGAGATAACAGAGGAACTGGAGTATATTCCATCTAAGAATGAACTATCAATCTTTTGGGGAAATAGTAATTCTGGAATTGCCATTATAGGGAAACTGAAAGATATTCAGTTTGATGAAGATGGATGTGTATTTGAAGCTAATACAGGCTTATGGTACGACCACGCTATCCGCTTCAGAAACTCTGAGCAATACGATAAAATCCTTGAAAGCAATGCCTTGTAAATCTACGAAGTCAAAGCTCAAAGACACGCTGGATAAGGTCTTTAGTGAATACATCCGCTTAAGAGACGTGAGAGAGGACGGAACATTTATATGTATCTCCTGCAATAATGGATTCCCCTACGAAGTAAGCGATTGTGGGCATTATATAAGCCGGGAACACATGTCTACCAGGTTCAGTGAAGAGAATTGTAATGCTCAATGTATTACCTGTAATCGTCACAATAGCGGAAACATTGAAGGATACAGACGAGGACTTATAAGAAAATATGGAGAGTCAACAGTACTCTCTCTGGAATCTGCTAAATATCAGATCAACAAAATGTCCGAAGCTGACTATAGGGAAAAAATCTCCCATTATCGACAAGAGGTCAGACGATTGAAACTAGAGAAGGGATGGATCAATATAAAGGATTCCAAATAAACAACATATGGAACTATTAAAATTATGAATGTCATATATGTGTATTTAATCTTCCGAAAGAAAGGTTACGCATTCGGTTCATTGAGTGCTGTATTCGACTATCTGACTGAAGATGATGTAGGTATCAAGAAAACTACCCTGCTTCACCGGTCAGGCAAACTGCCATTAATCACCCGGAGAGCTATCATTAACAAGTTACCAATACTAAGAAAAAAGAGAAATGACAAAAAGGACTGATTCGAAAATAAAATGCGATTGCCGGTACTGTAAGCATGCCGGCCCCGTAGTGAATTTCATGGTTTCATGTTCAATTCATAATTGCAAGCGATCTGTAGGAATAAGGGTGTGCCCATACTTTGAAAAAGGATGTTCGACAAAATAACAATGAAGGCAACCATAGACATAGCCGACATTGATACGATTGTTCTCCGGAATTATCTGGAACAATGCACGGAAGGTGATGAAGTTTACTATAAATCGACATCATATGCCAACTTTGATGGTTGTTTTATTGAAATTCGGGGAAACCGTTTAAAATGCGCATGTTCAATATGCAAGCTCTACAGCAAGGGAAAGACCGGTAAACTTGACAATAGCCGTCCAATCACCTTCGCGATGTCTGTAAGGACCATAAAGGAACTTCTCCTGCGTCTATGCGTAAAGATCGAAAACGCAGTAGTGACTTACTATGAGATCGGAACAACAATGAAAATGATGCATTCGGCAGACTGCTATATCAAACAGATGGAAGAGATATTTGATCGGACCCTTTGGAATGATGCCAATTTTGATGACTATCGGCAGGCTACGACAAATAAAAGCAAGTATGTCCGCAAAGTTCTGAAGGTTTACGATAAAACATTCGAAGCCGGAGAGAAAGGCCGGAGAGTCGGAGACAACATCTTACGTATTGAAACGATGTACAGGCATCAATCCGTACCAATGCTTGAATTTATAGATTACTACTTCTTATCCAAAATAGGTCGAATATTCTATAAAGATTGGTCAGAGATACGCTTTGTAAGGGAATTATCTGCGTTGAAAGGCATAAAAATCTCCCAGCTTGACAAAGCTAGGGAGATTCACCGGATCGGAGTAACACGATACAAGGAGCATTATAAGCAGATGTATATAGACGGAAAGCTGACAAAAAAGCAATGGGAGACAATTCGAAATTTCGCCAACAGCTGGCCGAAAGAATGCGGTAAATACGTAGAAGAAATCGGTGAGTTGGAGAAAGAATTTAAAGACAGGCTTCTGGCTAATTATCAGATAGGGATTTTTACGCCCATTCGCAAGAAAATATAAACCATTGATAATCAACTGATTATCCAATTATAAAGAAAGCACCATATGGTGCATGAGTAATTAATTGGAAATCAATTGATTACATTTAAAAAGATTCAATTTTAACAATTTACGGCAACTTGTCCTATACTGCCCGCAGGGCTGTTTGGTAACAAACATAAGAGGGCAGTTTAACTATAACTTAAAAATAAAATATGGATAAAATACATCAAGTATGCAGTGAATGCAAGCTATTCACCAACGAGGACTCATTCGGAGACGGGTGGTGTGAATTTCATCAGAAGGAAACATTCTGTGAAAACGGAGCTTGCGAGGATGGAATAGAAATAACCAATGAAAACACTTTTAAGAATGGGAAAGAAAAAGAAGATTTTGACTAAAAAAGTATATTCCCGGATCACACCGGAGAATTATAAACGATTGGAAACCATAGCCTCAAAATACGGATTCAAAAGCGTATATGAAATTGTACAAAGTTTGATACATTGTTTTCTCCGTGCATCGGACCCTGAGAATGATCCTCAAACAGAAGTCCTTCCTTACGATATAGAATGTATGTTTAATGAACTTTCTGAAGCTGAAAAGCATGTAGAATTTAACAAGCCAAAGCGTAGATGTTCTTGTAAATCAGTAAGCAATGAGTAGAAACAAAACATACATCAAATATATCAATTCCAAAGAATGGAAATCTTTGCGGATTAAAAAGCTCATTAATACCCCTATATGTGAATGCTGCGAAAAAGATGGGAGGATTACAGTAGCTACAGAAGTACATCATATAACACCTGTAGAATCAGTTGCATCAGCAACTCAGATGAAGCAGCTAATGTTTAATTATTCCAATCTAATGAGCGTATGCCATGCTTGCCATTCCGATATTCATCGAAAAATGTTTAGCCACTCCAAAGCCGCAATTAAAGCCAATAACAAAAGGATAACAGAGTCGTTTGTAGACAAGTTTCTAAAATAACAAAGAAAAGGGAATAGTTATTTGCTATTCCCTTAATTGCCTTTGCACGGTTCACAGGCAAAGGCGGTGTCAGATAACAGCTGTATTAACCAACTGAAAGTGAACCGATTTTATTTCCAATATCCTTTAAGGCACGATTAAAGATTTCAAGTTCTTTCTCATTCAGAGTATATACTTGACCTCGGACTTTATACCCGTTAATACGTTGATATAACCATGCTCGGCTCTTGCCAAAGTAGTTCTTTGCAATATACGACACAGGTATTAAGTCTACAATATCATTTATTTGTTCCCGTATTGTGAGCTTTCGTTCTATTGCTTTGACATTATTAGTGATAGTATCAAGAGCCTTATCTAAGTGCTTTCTAATGGCTTCTTTCTCTTCCGGCTTGGTGTATAAAGCCTTCATCTCGTACAAGTGTGCATCAAGTTCATCTCCATGCAAACTATCCATCTTTAACAAGTCTTCTTCTAATGTTCTCATATCATTATTTGAGTTATGCTCCTCCGAAGAGGAGCGATTACTACTTCTTTAATTTCTCTTTTCTTTCAAGGAGTTCTGATATTCTTTCGAGTATCGCATTAGTACGCTCTTCATCATCTTCTTTTCCAATCTCCAGTATAAGTACCTTGCGTTTCCATTCTCTAAGGTTTTGCTTCTCCTTCTCTATTTCGAACTCAATCTGTTCCAGTTCATTCAGTTCTCTCATGACTTTGTTTTAAAAGGTTAATACTTTGTTTATCTGACACGACAAAGATACATAATCATTTGTATATGTACAATAGAATGAGATATTATTAAATAGCTTGATCAAACAAATAGGGATTTCCCTATCATTACCCCGATTGTGAATATTAATTAAAATTAACTATTAATTCATACGAGGGGGTATCATTTTTTTACAGGCCCGTGCTACCCATTGAAACCCACGCCTTCCCTTCCGTGCACACGCGGTACAAATTATACCCGTGGGGGGTAATACGAAAGTGTCACCCATATACGTCAGAAAGCGCGTACATATAAAAAGACGCATGGAAATCTACGAAGATATAGAGAAAAAAATACGAAAAGCAATGAGAGAACAAGGGACTTATTCTAAGGCAATGGAAATTTCCATCTCTCTTGCTGCCGGCTCATATATGGCTTATCTGAAGGCCCGGGACGAAGTCTCCAAATTGGATAAGGTATGCATGACAAGAATCAGCCGCGAAAATAATGAGTATAAAGTGGTCAATCCCGAATTTTCCGTAATGCAGGATGCGGCCGAACAAACCCGCAAGGCATTGCGAGAGTTGCGTTTAACCCGTGCTACCATAGAAGCGGATGATGAAAACGATGAAGTAGACGAACTGATTAAAAAAGTCGAAAATGCTGGAAAAGAATGATCTCATACAGCTAAAGGCCCGGACACTTGAAAGATTACAGGAAGTCAATGTCGAGGATTATACGCTTGACCAAACGGATATCAGGTTGAAGGATTATGTGAAATCAGCGATAAGTCATCCTGACGATCATAATTTGTATGAGCTGTTATCTATCCTTCGCTTCTTTCGTTTGCTGGATGCGTATATTTTCAAACCAACAGAGGTCAAGAAGTTTATCGTATTCTACGAGAATCTAAAATTTTCGGGATTGAAAGGACGCGTAAAGTATCGTCTTACCCCAATTCAGGTATTTCAGTTTGCCAATATCCTTGGTTTTTACCGTACGCCCGAAAAAAGGCTTTGCAGGGACGCCCTATTATTCGTACCACGTAAGTATAGCAAAACGACATCGGTTGCTTCACTGGCAATATATGATTTACTGTTCGGTGATGCTAATGCGCAGGCATATGTAGCTGCAAATAGCTATGATCAGGCTCAGATATGTTTCGGAGAAATAAAGAATATTTTGAAGAGTCTTGATAAGCGGTTTAAAAACTTCAAAATAAACCGGGAACAGGTATTTAGCAAAAGGCGGGGAAGAACGTCTTTCGCCAGATGCCTTGCGTCGAATCCCGACAAGCTGGACGGACTCAATGCGTCCACCGTTATTCTTGATGAATTCAGCCAGGCAGATAGTGCCGAGCTGAAGAATGTGCTTACATCGTCTATGGGTGCCCGTGTCAATCCTATGACTATTGTTATCACAACAGCCAGCGATAAATTGGAAAGTCCGTTTGTGAATATGCTCAATTCATATAAGGCAGTACTCCGTGGAGAAGTAGAGAACGACTCCATCTTTGCGCATATCTTTGAACCGGATGTCAATGATGCCGAAGATGATCCGCACACCTGGGCAAAGGTACAGCCTCACCTGGGAATCACAGTACAGGCGGATTACTATGAGAATGAGTACAGGAAAGCCCAGATGACCGCAGAGGACATGCTTACTTTCAGAACCAAGCTGTTGAACCTGTTTGTGCAGGATGAGGCCAAAGTGTGGTTTACTTCCGGAGAAATAGAGGCTATGTGCAAAGACGACAATGATTTGAAAACACTGAAAAATCGTCCGGACGCGATGGTCGCAGTCGATTTGTCCGTTTGTGATGACTTTAGTTCTGTAAGCTATAACATTTACTTGCCTGAGATCAAGATGTTTCATATTCACAATGATTATTACTTCCCGCGTAAAATGCTGATATCTCATCCGAATCGTGAATTATACGAAAGATGGGCAGCAGACGGATATCTTCGATTATGTGACGGAAATGTGATAGACTACCGGATGATAGTAAATGACATCAATGCCCGCAATAGGGAAAGCATACGGATACTTAATATAGGATATGACCCTTACAAAAGTATGGAATTCGTGAATATGATGGGTGCCAGTGGTGCAAAGAAAGTGCTCCAGCCAATAAAACAAACCTACGGGACATTTACCAGCCCGGTTGAAAGTTTCGAAATAGCAGCAAGGACCGGACGTGTTACCTTTAACTACAATCCGATCAACTGGTATTGCTTCGGTAATGCTGTCATTGACGAAGACAGGCTGGAGAACAGGAAGCCCATTAAAAAATCTCAGAATGCTAAAATAGACGGTGCTGTGACATCGGTAATGACCTTTTACTTATATAATAATTTCAGAAAATGAATAACAGCTTAAAGTTTTGGAAAAGAAAAACGGATACAGCACCCGTTGAAGAGCCTGTCAAGGAGAGAGGATACTTCGAATCTGTAGCTTCACCAGATGTAACAGTACGCAATATAGCTGCAAAAGCCCAAACAGTTGAAGGGCCGGAAATGGCGATGAAGCTAGCAACCGTATATCGGTGCGTATCCATACTTAGCGGTAGTATTGCCTCCCTGCCTCTGCAGGTGAAAAGAAAGAAAAACGGCGTCTTCATGGTGGATGAGGCCAGTGAACTCAACTACCTGTTATCTGTTGCACCAAACAGCAGGCAGACTGCATATGAGATGATAAGAAACGCCATCATACAGACAGTTAATCTAGGGAACGCCTATATCTATCCGGACTGGTCGGAAGGAGAGCCGAAAAGTCTGACATTACTGAGTCCTGGCAGCGTTACTTATGATAAGTTTTTGAACTTCTATATCGTAAACGACCCCATTAACGGTATATATAAATCTCTTGAATGCGATGAAATTATTCATCTTCGCAATATAAGCCTGGATGGCGGATATACAGGAGAGAGTACAATCCGATATGCCTCCCGGATTATGAGTGTGGCGTACAGCGCAGACGAGAAGAGTCTTGATATGTTTCAGCCCGGCAGCACATATTCGGGATTTATCAGTGGTAACGACGATGATCAGACAACCGGATACGAACAATACAACGAAACCCAGCTGAAGGATGTTTCCGACCGTTTCCGGAAAGAATTGAGATCCGGTGAAAGAATCACATATCTTCCCGGACAACTAAGATTCAACCAGCTTTCCATGTCCCCTGCTGATATCCAGCTGTTGGAGAAGCAAAAATTCTCTGTTTTAGACCTGTGTCGCTTTTATGGCGTCCACCCTGACAAAGCATTTGCCGGACAAAGTCAAAATTATAAAGCCAGCGAGATGAGTCAGGTGCAATATATGACTGATACCATCCAGCCTTATTTGCGGCAAATTGCAAATGAGTTCTTTGTGAAATTAATCCCCAGGAGTGTTGCCGCGAAATATCGCATTGAATTTGATCTGGAAGCATTCTATCAGACTGACTTGGAAACGATGGCATTAAACATGGAGAAGTGTATCCAGTATGGAATTTATACAGTGAATGAATACCGCCAAAAAAGGGGAATGCCTCCTGTGGATGGAGGAGATGTCGCAATGATAAGCTGCAACGTAGCTCCCATCAACAGCCAGAAGATAAACGGTGAGATGTTAAATAATAGCAATAACGGAGATAAAAACGAAGAAAAACCGCAAGAAGTGCCACCCAAGAATAAGAAAACGTCAGCAGTATAAAAGGAACAAGCATGGAAAATTTAGAAATCAGAAGTTTTGGCGGTGAGGCATCTCCCAAATTGGTATCGGAAAGAACAATTGAGGGATATGCGGTAGTAGTTGGTCAAGAGAGCAAATATATGTATGATCCTGTATTGCGTAAATGCTTTATTGAAATCATAGAGGTAGGAGCCGTTGACGAGGAACTGATCAAACGCAGTGATATCAGAGCGCTTCTGGAACATAACAGAGAAAGACTCCTCGCTCGGAGTGGCATGGGAAGCGGATCGCTGAGACTCCACCTGGATAATTACGGTTTGGGATATGCTTTGGACGCTCCTGATACTCCTGATGGAAAATTTGCCGTTGAAATGGTGAAAAGAGGAGATTTGTTCGGATCATCTTTCGGATATCGGACCGATGAGTGGAAAAACGTCGAATGGATAAAACGGTCTGACGGAATTTTGCTTAGAAAAGTGCATAAAATTGATATGATCAGTGAAATAAGCATCGTGGCAAGCCCGGCTTACATCGGAACACAAGTGAATGTACGAAGCATAGAAGACACCTTCGAACATCCGGACGAGAGTTATAAAAAAGAAATAGAAGAATTACGTAAACTATCAAAATTTTAATCATGAAAAAAGAAATCAGAAAAAACAGAGCGAGAATCGCTGAGATCAATGCCCGGTTGGGCGAAATGGCTGACTTATTGGATACCAATAAAAGAAGCCTGACACCGGATGAAATTACAGAAAAAGAGGCTTTGGTACAAGAAAAAGAAATTCTCCAATTGCGTACGGCCCGTATGGTAAATGATGAAGAACGCGTATCCGAACAGGAGATGCGCTCTGAAGTTGCTTTTGCCGGAGCGGTTGCCTCATTTGTGCACAACCGTTCTCTTCCAGAAGGATGCGACGGGATCATGAATGGAAATTCCATAGATATTCCTTTGACCCGTGCCGCTACGATTCAAGACACCACCACCGTGGCGCCTCTCATTCCGATGACCATCGGGGAAATCATCCAGCCTTTGGAAAAAGGCTTAATCTTGGGTAAGGTGGGGTGCAAAATGCAGTACGGTCTTGTAGGTGACTGGGTATTGCCTGTTGTTGCCGGCATTGAAGCTACTATCGAGGATGAAAATGCGGAGGTAGCAGACACCACAATTGACATCTCTAAAATTAAGCCGTCTCCCAAACGGGTATCATTGGCTATCCCCGTAAGTAATCGTGCGATAGATCAGAGCAATAGTGCATTGCTTGAAATCGTACGTACCCAAATGACAATGGGATTAGAGCGATTGCTGAACAAATGGATGTTCCAGACAACCAAGATTACCTCAAAGGCGTCTGATGGTTGCTTTGTAGCTGCTACAGCTGCCCCGGCAGTTACTACCGCAGCGGGTGCTGACTTTACATGGAAGAACGTGGTGGCTTTGAAGGGAGCTGTATTAAAAACAGGTGTCGTCTTTGACGGAACAGCAGCCTATGTCTGTTCGGCAACGACTTACGCTGAACTGGAAGCTACCCCGAAAGATGCCGGCAGTGGTTTGATGATTCTTGAAAACGGGAAAATCAACGGATATCCGGTATTCATGACAGAATACATTGGAGACGGTGTTCTCGGATTCGGTATATTCAACTACGAACTTGTGGGGCAGTTTGGGAAAATGCACATGATAGTAGATCCGTATACAGGTGCAAAGAAAAACCTTATCTATTTCGTACTGAATACGGATTTCGATATGCTGACTGTACGTACGGAGGCTTTTGCCATAGCAAAGAAAACTCCGAAAGCTTAAAAACATAGGGACGGCAGCCCCGTCCCTTTACTTCAACAAGGCATGAAACAGTATATTACCCTAGAGGAAGCTAAAATGCAAATTCCCGGATTTGTGGATTATGGAGAGCAGGACGAGTATATAACGGGATGCATCCTGGATGCCCAGGCCGCACTTGAAACCCGCCTGCAATCTTCTCTATCAGAATATGAGGATGAGCAGGGATGTATTCCCAGAGATTTGAGACGGTCTATCCTGATAACTATCAGTGATTTCTATGATAACCGTTCCGACATTGTGTTTTCTAAGCCTTACAGCATAGGAAGAGCTGCCGCATTGTCGGCTCCATTTATAAAATTCAGAGGAGCAGAAGAGGATGGTACCACGTGAAAGAATAACGTTCGAAAAAGAAACGAAGGGGAAGAATCCCAACGGATCACCTCGGAAGTCTTACGATCCAATCCCGGGATTATCAAACGTACCAGCGGAAAGACGGAAAGCGCAGCCGAATATAGGGGATGGATTAAATGCGAAGGAGGAATTCATTGATATGAAAATTGTGCTATGGTGCAGATTTCATCAAAAAATGATGGAGGCTTTCCGCATCGCGTATAACAATCAATTTTATCGGATAATTGACATAAACAGGAAATATCAGGATAACAGTTGCCTGATAACTTGTATAAAAAGCGATACGTAATGGATATACTCACAGTCAAGCAACTTGATACGGACAAGGTTAAAGACCTTGTGTACGGTTTTGAAAACTTCGAAAAGGATAAGACTGTACGTGCCGGTTTATACGCCGGAGGCTCTATTCTGCAACGAGGTGGAGTGATGAGGCTGAAATCACGCATGAAATCTCCTTATGGACATAAAGGAAATCTTATCAAAGCTTTTCGTGTACGAGTGAAGAGAAAAAAACTGGGAGTATTGTCTGGATTTGGTTATCCGATAGGAAATCATAGCTGGCTTCTAGACCAGGGAACAAGAATTCGCCGCACCAAGAATTACGCCCGTAGAGGACACGGACCGGCTTTGCGTTATTGGGAAGACACTCGGGCAGAAGATGGAAGTAAAGCCATGAATGCGGTGATGGACGGGATAGTACGGGCAGTTGAACGAATGGAAAATGGTAAATCATGAAAATTAGTCATTACGAGGCATCGAAGGAAATCAGAGGCGTATTATTGGATGATGCGTCTATTATGGAAGCGGTCGGTGATAATGTTTTTCCGCTTGTAGCGGACGAAGGAACGGAAGGAGACTATATCACCCTGCAACGAGACGGATTCATACAGGATACGACCAAGATGGGAGTTGCCAGAAGAGATCCGTATGTATATGTCTGCGTAGTGAGTGCCGACAGCCAACGGTCGCAGGATATAGCCGGACTGGTGGTTAAGGCTCTTGAAGGAAGATATACGGATCCGGAGATGGAGATACGCCTGGAAGATGACACAGAGGAATATGAGGCAGGAAAATATATACAAGTCATGAAGTTTTTAGTGAGACTGTAACGAGAGTGATTAATATAGAATTTTAAAATAAGAAATTGAAAATTATGGCAAAAAAGTATGATTCAAGTAGTGATATGATCGTTGGTGACAGACTGATGGTCTATATAGAAAGTACTCCGGCGGAGGGTGAGAATCCGGCAGTTATGACACCAATTGCGTTCGGCACGTCATGCGGTATTGATATTTCGGCGGACACTATTGATACGTCAAACAAGATGTCGGGTAATTGGAAGGACTTTCTAGTAGGGCAATTAGGGTACACGGTATCTTGTGAAAGCATGTTGTCCTTAAAGACCGGACACGCCTCTTTTACCACACTTAAAAAGATGATGGTAGAGCGTAAGCCTATCCCGTTCGTTCTTGCAAAAACGGAAGAAACTGACGGGGATTTCCCAAAGGGAGAAGAATACGTTAAAGGGAAAGCAATTATTACTTCCCTGTCTCTGAAAGCGGATAATGGTGCTATTTGTACAAGCTCCATATCCCTACAGGGTACAGGACCTTTGGAAGATGGAGTTGCATAAGGAAGAAATTAAAGAAATATCAGTAAGGCGGTCCCATGATGGCCGCCTTTTTTAATAGCGGTACAATGAAAATTGGATTAACAATAAAATCAATCGTTCGCTGGGAGCAACTTCGGAAGAAATCATTCTCCCTGATGGATTATTCAGACCGGGAAGACGTAGATGCCCTACTGTACACGACAACGATCTGTAACGGCGAAGGGGTGATGTATACTCTCGATGTCTTCCGGAAGACCCTTTCAAATGAAAAATTGGTGCGAGAGATGGTATCAAAGTTAGAACGGGAAATAGCAGTATTAAGCCAGTTTCAAAAGAAACAGGAAAGTACGGGAAAGGGTAGTAATGAGGGCACCCCGGAAATGATAGGCAGTATTGTTTCTACACTTGTTATGTCCGGATTAGATGCGTATTACGCATTCAACGAAATGGAATTATGCGATCTTCCGCTCTACATAGAAGCGTATGAAAAAAAACGTAAAGAAGACATGGAAAGTGCAAGGATGTGGACATACCTCACCATTCTCCCGCATATCGATGCCCGAAAGATGAAAAATGGGGCAAGAGATCTGATTATATTTCCATGGGAGGAAGAAGAAGTGAAGAAAGCCGCGGAGCGCGTAATGAGAGAGAATGAGGATAATTTAAAGAAATTCCTTGCTGGGGAATTATTTGATATAAATAAAGTAAACTGGTCAAAAAGAGAAGAATAATGGCAGGACGTTTAAGTTTCAGTATAGCGATAAATCTCTTAACAGAGAATTTCAAAAGAGGAACGAATCAGGTAAAAGCAGCCTTTCGTTCTATGCAGATGCAAATCCTTACCTTCGCAGCAGCACTTGGTGCAGGCGGACTCGGACTAAGTAACCTTGTTTCTCGTTTCATTGATGTAGCCCGAGAAACAAACCGTGTTACCACCGCATTGAAGAATGTCTCCGGCACGATGTCCCAATATGCGGATAATCAGAAATATCTGCTCGATCTGGCTAAAAAATACGGATTAGAGATTAATGCTCTGACAGCTAACTACGCAAAATTCACGGCGGCTGCTTCCATATCCGGTATGTCCATGATCGATCAACGAAAAGTATTCGAATCCGTCTCTCGGGCATGTACGGCCTTCGGTATGAGTGCGGACGACAGTAATGGAGTTATGCTTGCATTATCCCAGATGATGAGTAAAGGCAAGATCAGTTCCGAGGAATTGCGTCTACAGATGGGAGAACGTCTTCCTGTTGCTCTTCAGGCTATGGCAAAAGCTGCGGGTGTTTCTGTTGCTGGTCTGGACAAGTTGCTCAAACAGGGTAAACTGATGAGTAAGGATGTGCTTCCTAAATTTGCAGAGGCACTTAATGAGATGATTCCTAACGTTGATACTGATAACTTGGAGACATCTGTAAATCGCCTGAAAAACGTCTTTACAGAGTTAGTGAACGGCACGGATATACAAAGTAAATATAAAGCTCTGATAGACTGGCTGACCAATATTGTTAAATCGGCTGCTGACAATATAAAAAGCATTGTTACCTATCTTGTTGCAGCTGTTTTAGTCATGGTTACAAGTCGGCTGGTCAATAAAATTATTTCCTCTATTGCCAAAGCCGAGTTAGCCGCCAAGTCAGCAGCACGTCGGGCGGCCAAGGATGCAGGACAGAAGTTTGATGAAGTTGCATGGAAAGCGCAAAAGGCCGGTGCTTCTATCAGAATGGCTTTCAGCAAAGCGATGTTATCAATTAAGGCAACTCTCATTTCTATGGCTCCAACAGCAATACTTGCGGTCATAGGGGCTATCGTTGCTAAATTTTATAATGCTTATAAAGAGTCACAACGAATAAAGGGCTTGTTTGACAATTATCTGAATCGAATGAATCATGCGGCAGAGTCGAACTCAGAAATCGTAAAAGTTAAAGCCTTGTTATCAGAGTACAATAAAGTTAATTCATCATTAGATTACAAAAAACAAATATTAGGGAAAATCAATGGTATTCTCGGTACTGAGCTAAAAACCAACCAAGATGTAAACAAAGAAATATCTAAACGCATAGAATTGCTTGAAAGTGCAGCAAGAGCCGAACTGGCAGCAAAAGAAGTAGCAGAAAGCGAAAATGAATTACGCAAAATAGGCTCAAAATCCTACAACGGGAAGACAGTACAGGAATTGGCTCCTGATTGGGAAATAGCTCGCGGAGATTTGGTTAAAGAAGAGAGGTTTAAAGCAAAGCATAAAGTGTCAATGGTTGACGCTATAGGATTTGAAAATGGCTTAAAGGATGATTTGAACACTTATATTGAATTCTCAAAAATACTCAGTGATGCGAAATTGAGATTAGGAAATGAGATTTCTAGAAGTACAACAATTACAACACCAACAACTGATCCGGACGATGACAAAAAGAAAAAAACTCATCTTCAGAAACAGCAAGAATCTTATGATAAACAATTTGAGGAGCTAGGCGCTGAGTTAGAGATCGGAAAGATCACTCAGGCAGAGTATAATAAAGCCCTGGGAGAACTGAACATCAAGATGTACGCCCAAGCCAAAGGAACAGGTGATAAAGAAGTACTTGAGAGTCAATATTTTCAGAATCTTAAGACCGCTGCTGAGAAAGCGATAAGAAATCAAGATAAGAATGCCGCTCTTGTTGAGTTTGAGAAGGTGCAGAAGGATTACAATACAAAGGTCAGGGAAGCCCAAGCACAGCAAGCCAAAGGTCTTATCTCTCAGAAAGAATTGAATTCCAATATAGTTTCACTTTCCGTTGAAGCGGCTAAATCTGCTGCTGGCATTAAAGGCATTGGAGATGAGGCAGATGTATTTATTTCAGTTATGCAACTGAATGCAAAGATACTTGCTTCTCCAATTAAGATAAAGCCTCGCGACGAAACTTTTGACTACAAGAAAACCAAAGTTGATATTGCCTCTGAAAATCTGGACAAGGCAAAAGAATTGGCAGACAAATATAAAGAGGAAGCAAGAATTATCGGGAAGACATTATCAGATGAGGTTGCGAATGCTATGGCTGACGTTCCATCGCTGGAAGAGGCATTAAAACTGGCACAGGTCCAGGAAGATATCAAAAATTTCACCAAGGAACTTAATCAGATGGAATGGGATGGTATTAAAAATGTCGTATCAACTGTAGATGGATTGGTGTCGGCATTCGAACGCCTGAAAGATGCATTTGATCCGGAACAGGAAGCTACTAAATGGGAAAAGTTAATGGCCATTTGGAATATGTTTTCCGGAATTGCAGATGGATTCTTGTCGGTGATGAAAACAATTGAAAGTATTACGGAATTAACAAATAAGCTCACAAAGGCGAAGGAAACAGAGGCGGCTATTGATACGGCTACTACCGGAACAAAAGTTGCGAATAAAACGATAGAAACTACAGCAGAAATTACTGCTCTTGCGACTCAAACGGCGGCAGAGGTCGCAGCATCATCAACAAAAACTACAGCTGCATCTGCGGAAATGGCTGCAAAAAGTACAGCAGCATATGCATCTATTCCTTTTGCAGGAGTAGGTCTTGCTGCTGCTCAAATTGCAGCCATGGAAGCATTAATATTAGCCGCCTCAATTCCTAAGTTCGCAAATGGTGGTATTATTACCGGCGGTCCTTCATCCGGAGATAAGATATTAGCCCGTGTTAATGCCGGTGAAATGATACTCAATCAAGGCCAGCAATCTCATTTATTCGAAGCGATTAATTCCGGAAGATTGGGTGGAGGTGGAAATATATCTTCATCGGTAACAACCAGAGTCCGGGCAAAGGATCTGATTCTGACTATCAACAATGAACTTAAATCACAAGGAAAAAAGCCTATATCATGAGCTACGGACTAATATATACAATACCATTTGCCGCAATAGATAACATTCCATGTGTTGTGGAGATAGAGAAAGAAAATTATTCGGGTGAAGTCATTGAGCTGGTTGCGGGGGCTTCACCATTCACTGTCGATATTGCAGATGAAGAATTCCTGTATACGCCTATCAGGTTCAGTACTGCGACAATTCGCGTAGTAGGCAGCGATTATTTGCAGAGTCTATTTTCCACAGCCTATCAGCAATACCGGGTTATATTCAAAAGAGATGGGGTAGTAACGTGGTATGGGTATATCAAGCCGGAACTATATACACAGAATTACAGCTCCTCTAAATTCGAACTGGAGATAGAGTGTATGAGTGCGATGTCCACGCTTGAATTTATTGATTATGACGTAACCGGAAGCAGAAAGGAATTTGTCTCGTTATGGAGTTTACTACAGAAATGCATCAAAGCAACTTCTGTACAATATAATGCAGTATATATCCCATACGTCTATGCGAAAAACGAAAAGGAATATTTATCAGGCGGAAGTAATATACTTTGGGAGATGAGAATTAGTGAACAGAATTTCTTCGATGAAGACAACAAAGCGCTGAAACTTAAAGAGGTACTCGAAGAAGTATGCAAATTCCTCCACTGGACCTGTGTAGATTGGCGAGGAGAGCTTTTCTTTGTCGATATAGATCATAACGGAGTATATCATAAATATAACAGTGGACTGATCGAGAAAACAGATGCAGTATTTAATAATCTCATCGTACAAAACATTGGATTTACCGGATCTGATCATTCTCTGGATGTACTCCCTGGCTATAATAAAGTAACAGTGAAATGTAGCAATTATCCTATCCCTGAAACTTTAAACTTCAGTGTTAATTATGACGACCTGGACAGATTGGCTACCTTACCAGATATAACATCCGGAGATGATGTGTCGCATCGCATCCTCCTGAATCCAGGGGATTTGGAGATGTATCAATACCAACAATTCGCTCATCGTGTAGATATAAATGAATACAAAAACAATATAGAAGCGGATAATCTTTTAGGCGCTATCCCTATGAGGTATTGCAACTACAAAATGGTAAATAAGGATGGTGGTAAGGTTCCCGATATTACAGAGTATAGCTATACTGATGTTGTTAGAATAAGATTGAAAAACAAAGATGGGGTAGCATTGGGTGGATATGTTCCAGTATTTATATTGCGAAGTCCATGCGTCGCATATCCTCCAGGGATATTTTGTATAAATGCCTCTGTCAGGTATTTCCAAAACGAACCTTTATCTCCATTGTCAAAGGACAGATGGGGAGGAAACTTATTAATCGGAACCAAATTATTTATTGGTCATATAGACCTTACGACTGATGATCCGGTACTCGGAAATAATCTTTATAAATGTACATATTTGTCATTCGGGGCATACGAGAATGAGGGTTATAAAGCGGTCATTAACGACAAGAAGCTAACGGACCCTTATGAAGGCGCATCCGGTAAAATGATATATTCTTCTTTTACGGGAAGTGGAATAACGGCCGGAGAGCTGGAATTTCAACTATTGGCTAGTATGTATCCATCCGAAGTTAATAAATATGGGGTATTCTTACAAAACTTTACTGTAAGATTCATTCCTCGGGATGGAGAGGATACTACATCTAATTCTGATCGTATTTATGAGAACGCGGTTAATGAGAACTACATCAATGAACTCGATGAGATCGAATTGAAAATCAGCTCATACAACCATGATGGCGCGGGTTATGGCAAAGTTATTTTAAGTGAAGATTACCTGAGAGACAATCTTTATTCAGTCATAGAAGAAACTACAGTCCGTCCAGAAGAGCAACTTATTCGACGTATTATCAAACGTTATAATGCCCCCCGTATCAAATTAACGCAAGTAATAAAAGCGTCATCCGATATAACTCCTTTATCCCGCTTGTATGACAATTATATGGTTAATAAGAAATTCATCAACGCAGGAGGCACTATCGACTATAAGATGAATCAATTTCAATGTATAATGATAGAAGTATGAGTAGTAACATCGTCATAAAATCAAGAGCAATTCCTGCCAGTTCCAGGTCGAAGAATTATCGTAATGGTACTGTTGTACATACCGGTGGTGGCGGTAGTAGCTCATCTTCCTCCGGCATTGGTTCTGCTGATACAGGATTGAGCAAGGATATTCACGTAAACGCACCAAAGACCGGTCATATAAATCCGGGAGAAATCCTGCGTAAAGGTATGGGATACGAACAGATATTCCGGAAAATGCTTTATGCGCCTACTCCTGCGACACTAATAGGTAAATTGTCAACCGCTAATGATGTTGAGTTCGGATCAACCAAAGGCTTCATTACATATACCGCCACCCGCAACGACAATGGCGTAATGATCAAAGCATTCTACGATGACAAAGAAGAAAACGTATTGGAATTCACAGGCGATCCTGCCGGTGTTCAAACCGCAACAAGGCAATTACAAGGAAACTACACACAGGGAGAATCCTATACTGCAACAGTCATATATGCCGCTTCTGACGACGGAGATATAAAAGAAACGATTTTGACCAGCAAGATCAGCGTGAATGTACATAGAAAATGGTTTGCAGGCGTTTGTAATTCGGTTCCTACGACTTCAACCGAGGTGCGGGCACTTTCAGGCAGTGGATTGTATAAGGGCGCCGGATCATACAAGTTCACAATAGGCAATTATAAGACTTTCGTTATCTGTATTCCAAACGGTACCATCAAGGATGTTTCACTGGAGAGATACCAATATAATTTCATGGATTTGGCTTCCGCTGCCACTCCGCGAAAGATCAGTGTTGAAGGTGCTAATGGAAGTACACCTTTGGAATATACGATGTATGTGTTCAGTACGGCTACGACAAGCAGCGAAACAGATAATTTCACCTTTAAAACGAATTGAGTATGGCACTAGATATAAAAGGGAGCAGTTTCGCCGGCAGATACAAGCGTGTCAATGGTTATTCTATTGATTCGACTGACGTGTGGGAAACCTTAGAAGAAGCCCGTGTCTATGCCCGTAATACAGACACGGAGCCTTATGTTCCCTATGCCGGACAAGTAGTTTCCGTCATTGAGAATGGAACTATTTATAAACTAGTAAAGGATGATACAATACCTGAAACTGACGGTAAGAAACATTTCAAGCTTGCCATTATCGGCAGCAACAACGACAATGATGATCGGTATGTACGAAAAGACATAGCTGAAACGATTGAGAAGCTGATGACCTTCCTTGAAGGTATCAATGCGAAGGGGACATCCACGCTCGAACAGATAAAGCTTGTCGGTGACATACTGTCCAGCAACTTTGCAACCGGTAGCACCGGCTTCGGTATCTACAAGGATGAGCAAGGCAACTATCATCTGGACATTGACTTCGTTGATATCCGCAAACGTCTGAATGTTGAAAGTCTGCAAGTCAATCAGGCCACTTATGTCGGCGGCAAGCAATACAACTCAGACGGTATTATCTGTAACAAGGTAGAAGATAAAGGAACCTTCTGGAGATGTTACTTTCGGACCACAGATGCGGAAGGCAGAATCATCTATAATCCGTTTGTCGTAGATGACTTGGCAAACTGTGAGACATTCAATCTAAAAAGCGGAAATCACTATTACTGGCGTGCGGTTGTCGGCATTGGCGATGATTTCATCGACCTGTCCAAGAGTGACTGTATCTCCGGAAGTGACGATCCCCTGGCAGGAGACAACATCGTACATCTCGGAAACAAAACAAATCCTGAAAGGCAAGGCACGATCCTGTGGGATAGTGTAACGGCCGGCGGTCCCTACATTCGTATATATAAAGGTATCAACTCCTATACGATGCCGGAACCACTTATCGACCTGAATACTGTACTAAGTGAGATATCCGCTAAGTTCATTAATCAGGCCACAGGGAAAGATATAGACGATACTATTAATGACCTTCAAACGGACATGGATCTTGTCAGGGAGCAAACGGATAAGGAATACACTCTGTGGTTCTTTGACTACGATCCCACGCTGGAGAACCTGCCGGCATCCGAGTGGACTACTGACGAACTTAAAACCATGCATGAGCAGGACATGTTCTATAACCGTCTGACGGGACATGGATACAGATTCGAAAAGGATGGCAGTTCATGGAGCTGGAATGATATAACGGACCATCTGACGCTGAAAGCACTGGAAGACGCATCCAAGGCTCAGGATACCGCTGACGGGAAACGACGAGTATTTGTATCCCAACCAAAGGATTCCGATGTTTATGATATCGGCGATATGTGGGTGAATGCAACCTATTCCGGTGAAGGTGTCGCTTATAAGAATGACTCTCTCGTCTGCATCACTGCAAAAGCGAAAGGAGCAGCATTCTCTATAAAACACTGGCAACCGAGTTCCACAGCCACCACCGCCTATCTTGAAAATTTGGGAGACAGGATACTCGCTGCTGTGACTGATTCGGAAGAAGGCATCGAAGCAGCAAAACGCCTGGCTAACCAGGGTATCAGTGATGCGTACGACGCTGCTCAGGAAGCATTGAACGCATTAGGGATCGCAAGAGGTGCGCAGGAAACGGCAGATAAAAACACGGCTGTTATCCAAGTGACGAAGGATTCTATTGCCGCTCTTGTAAAAGGAATCCATTTTGACAATTCCGGTAATATCACCAATATCAATACGAGTGGATTGGTAACTAACGATGATTTCAATGTACTGTTATCTAAAAAGATAACCTTTGACGCAGAAGGTCATGTCAGCAATATCAGCACATCCGGTCTTGTTACTGAATCAGGTTTCACTCAGTTGTTTACTGAACAAGCCGAAGCTGACGGATACGTAAAGAGGGCTGAAATCAGTACATTCATCACGGAAGATGATGCAGGAAGATTGATTTCGAACGCGGTGATATCCGCAGATCAGATAACATTTGAAGGCACTGTAACTGCTAACGAAAACTTTAAAATACTCGAAGACGGTTCCATCGTGGCAAATAATGGAACGTTTAATGGGACCATAAATTCAGATAATGGATATATCGGTGGAATAAAGATAAATAGTGATGGCCTTGGAATGTCCGGTTTTCAACCTGGTGATTATACTCAAATGTTTTTGAACAAACAGAAAATTATGTTTGAGTCTTTCATGACTGAGATTATCCCGGATGGTGGGGGTATACGTACATATGAATCCGATACTGTCATAACGTCATACGGAATAACAGTTGAAACAAACCTGTATACTGATGTCTTAAAAATTATATGCAGGGATAACGGTCTCAAAGTATCATGGGAGGGAGTCTATAAGACTTCTGATGGTGGAGTAACTTGGATTAAAATATAAATAATATGAAAATCAAT